GGAAGTATTAAGATTGTAACAGATTATCAAAAGAATAATCAAAGTCAGTCAAGCCCTAAACAAGATGATGTACAGAAACTTATTGTAAAGCAGTCAAGTTTAAAAGCAGCAGTAGATTATGATAATAAATGTACTCCTGAAGATGTACTTAAAAATGCTCAAATGTTTTACGAATGGGTATGGGGTTTAACTCCTGCACAATCTAAAATCAATAAAGTAGCTGAAAAGTTTGATTCAGATTTACCATTCTAATATGACAGATAGAGAAAAATTTGAAACCATTTGCGACCTTACTACACAGATAGTAGGGTTGCAACAAGGTTCATTAGCATATAAAACTAGAAAGCAAGAAGTGTTAGTACCTAGAATGGTTGCGACAGTAATAGGTATAATGACTAAAGATATACACCCTACTATTATTGCAGAAATAATTAAAAAGGATCGTACTTCAGTATTACATTATATGAGTTGTCATAAATCTAACTATGCTAGTTTTCCTTATTATAGAAATACTTTTAACAAAGTTTATAATGCTTTTACTGAAGCTGAAAAGATTAAAGTAGTATTAAGTAGTAGGGATGAGATATGTAGATTATTAATAGATGCAGGTATAAAAATTTCTGCTAAACCACAAGTTAAAATTAAGATAACAAGTGGTAAGGCAAATTATACCCTTCCAACTACATATTTGGAGTTTTCAAAAAATATTGATATAATTAAGCAATCATTAACTGAAGTAGATTACTCTACAGAAATTATAACATTATGAACGAAAAACCAAGCTACTACGCAATAATACCTGCAAACGTGAGGTATTCAGATTTAAAACCTAATGCTAAATTATTATATGGAGAAATAACTGCATTAAGTAACAAGCACGGATATTGCTTTGCTTCTAATAATTATTTTGCTAATTTATATAACGTAAATAAAAATACTATAAGTTCTTGGATTACTGATTTAAAAAATAAAGGTTTTATAGAAGTTACAATAGAACGAGATTTAAGGAACGTAATCACGAAAAGATGTATAGGTATACTGAAAAAGATGGATACCCCTATACACGAAATCACGGAGTATAATAATACAAGTATTAATATTACAAGTAATAATATATCTATAGAGCAATTTGAAAATCACGTTATGTATTTTGATTATCCTAATGAAATGAAACAAGATTTTATAGATTATTGGACAGAAAAAAGTTCTGATCGTTCTAATGCAAAAATGCGTTTTCAAAAACAATCTACTTTTGATGTGAAAAAGCGACTTGCTCGTTGGGCGAAAAATTCTCAAAAATGGGATGCGCCTAAAAAAACAGGAACTTCAAAATTAGATGCACAGATAGATGAATGGCAAAAAGCAAAGAACTTATTATGATAGATGAATACAAGCAAATGATATACTTAAAAAACCTATATAAAAAAAATACTATAGATTTGGACAAATATTTTAAGTATAGTGGTAAGTTAGAAATAGGTAAAAGATTTAAAGAACCTAAAGAAGATTATGTATATGTACATAGGAGATTGATTAAAAATGATATGTCTAAATATAAATTTAAGAAATGAAAAAAAATAGATTTTTAAATAGTGTTATTGATTTATTAGATATTATGACTAATGAATTAAAAGAAAAAGAAGAAAAATGTGCAGATGGTAGGATGTTAATTAGAATAGGACATAGAATTTCTGCTATACATAAAGTTAAACATTATATTAAACAAAGAATTAAAAACGAAGATATACCTGAAGTTATTAGAAAAAAAACAAATGTAGATTTTTTATATAATTTAAAATCAAAAGATTAAATGAAAACATTACAAGAAGAAAACATAAAAGAACTAACAGAAAAGACATTAGACCTAATTGCTAAGACATCAGTAGAGTTAGGACATAGGGCAGATGCTAAAACTATGGCATCTCTTGCAAAGATATTAGCTGAAGATTTACAGAAAGAGAATAGATTCAGAAGAATGTATTTTACTCAAATAAAAGATTCTTTTTATCAGGGAGTAAGGTTTTGCGACTTTGAACCTTTTCTTAATATAAGGACTTTTTATCGTTGGATATTGCAGCATAAAAAAAGAATTTCAGATGCAATTTATAAAACTGAAATTTTGAAACAGAAGAATGTACCATTTTATCAACAACCAAAAAAACTTTTAAAATGAAAACTATAACTATTACACAAGATGAAATTAAAACTGCAACTGATGCAATTAAATGGCATCTTAAAAACTATGGTCATATAACAAGTTGGGAAGCTATAAAAGAATATGGTGCTACAAGATTAGCAGATATTATATATAAATTAAAAAAGCAAGGTTACAATATACATACTACTGAAATAGCAAAAACTACAAGATTTGGTAGGAAAACAACTATAGCTAAATATCTTTATTTTAAACCCAAACCACAATACGAACAAAAATTAATATGGGGATAAAAAAACCTGTAAGCAAACTTAAAAAAGAGTTAGATAGTTGGTTCTCTAAATATATAAGATTAAGAGAAGCTACTGAAACAGGTGCAGCACAATGCTTTACTTGTGGTAAAGTAGATCATTATAAAAAACTTCAGAACGGACATTTTCAATCTCGTAGACATCATAATACAAGATTCAATGAACAAAATTGTCAAGTACAATGTGTTAAGTGCAATATGTTCGGTCAAGGAGAACAATATAAGTTCGGTATGTATTTAGATGCTAAGTATGGTAAAGGTACTGCTGAAGAATTAGAATATCTTTCAAAGTTAAATGTAAAAATGACTAGGATAGATTATGTAGAAAAGATAAGTTATTACAAAGGGCTTGTTAATAAAATAAAAAAGGAAAAGAATATAGAGTAATTAATTTTCTATATTTGAAATATGACAAAACCAATATTTGCCAATACTACACATCAAATAGTTGTTAATGATTATTTGAACTTAATGTTATCTTTTGTCAAAGAGATTTCTTCTGAAAGTAGATATAATAATTTTAAGGAAGTATTACAAGTTATAATAGAATATCATAATAGTTATGGCAAAGATGTAGATGCAGGTAATTGGGATGATTGGCTAACACTTATACCTTCTCATACTTCAGTAATGGTAAATGGATATTTTGCAGGAATACAAACAAAAAGAAATTTAGAAGCTATAAGAGCATACAAGCTATTACTAGACAATGCTCTAGAAATGGTAGTAAGAGATTTAAGAGATATAAAAAATAACAATGAATAAAGTATATCAGGCAGTAGCAGATTGTAGAGAAACATTTATAGAAATGTCTTACACCTACTCGCAAGATATAAACGAAATAGAAGAAGCAGTACAAGAATTAATGTTATACTTTATGCAAATGAATCCTGAAGTATTAAAAAGCATATTTGAAAAAGATGGAAAAAAAGGATTAATAAGATATGGTGCAGTAGTATTAAGAAGAAGTTATACAAGTCCTAGAAGTCCTTACTATTATAAGTACAAGAAATACTATACAAATTTAGATGCACAGGCAAGTTCTATAACTTATGATATTACAGAAACAGGAGAAATGTCAAACGAGAAACATCTATATAATATACCTAATCCTGAAGAATACCAACAATGGCAAAAGCTAGAACTTATTGATAAGGCATTAGAAGATATATATTGGTATGATCGGGATGTATTTAAGTTGTATTACTACGAGGGTAACACATTAACAGGACTAGCAAAAAAAACAGGCATAAGTAGAAATAGCTTGTTTACGACTATAGACAAAGTAAGAGAATATCTTAAAGAAGTTATAGATGAGTAATTTCTTTGTAAAAAACGAGGTGTATGAAGAACGTATAGCATTATGTAGAGAATGTGTATATTACTTTAAACCTACAGGAACTTGTAAGGTCTGCCTTTGTTTTATGAAAGTAAAAGCTAGGATAGGAGTTATGGAATGTCCTCAGAAGTATTGGAGTAAGACAACAGAAGTAGAAAGACCTGATGATATACCTGAAGAACTGATAGAAGAATGTCTTTTGATTTGGGATGATATAAAGACAGGAGTGGCAAAGAATGTTACAGTAAAAAAGAAAATGGTCGAACTATACAACACAATATATGGTACAAGATACAAACCTACAAGTAATTGTGGTACTTGTTTAAATAACTGTTTTCAAGGAATTAAACAAATAAAAGAAAAATATGGATAAAAGAATACCTGACTATTATATAGGAAAGAATTATAAATACGAAGCTAGGAAAGTTGTATCTGATTGGGAACTTTCTTACAATGTGGGAAACGCAGTAACTTATCTTTTGAGGGCAAATTTTAAGCATAATAGACCTGAAGAATGTATAAAGAAAGCTATTGCACATTTAGAGTTTGAGTTAGATGATTTAAAATTAAAAAAATAAATATGTTAAACTATGTATGTAATGCTTGTGGTAACACAAGACAATTAGCTAAAGCTACATTAGAAGTAATAAATGGTAAAGTTAGAACAAGAGAAGCACAATGCGAGTGTGGAGAATATATGCAAGAAGAATCTAAAGAGTTTGGTGGCTTTCCAAGTATAAGAAGAACAGAACCATCTTTAAGTAAAAGACAAGATAGAATGTGGAAAGAAACTAAAGAGAAGTTTACAAGCTAATGAAATTTGTAATTCACGATAAAAAAGATAAGATGCAATTAGTAAACTATTTAAAAGATATGGAAAGTCCATATACTGTAGAGGTTAAGAAACACAGAAACACAAGATCAAACGTACAGAACAATTACTATTGGAAGTGTATAGTGCAAGTGTTAGCAGAAGAACTTGGATATTTTAATGATGAGATGCATGATGCATTAAAGGTTAAGTTTAGTTCTGAATGGCAAATGATACAGTATAAAGATAAAACTATTCCTATGCACAATATAACAAGTACAACTAATATGAATACTAAAGCATTTGAAAACTATTGTGAACAGATTAGAATATGGGCATTATCTGATTTGGGGATAAGATTAATGCTGCCAAATGAATATCAATAATTTCTATTATATTATATGGACAAACGAACAGAACGAACACAATTAAGTAAAGAAAAATTATTAGAAGCATTAGAAGTTTCATTAGGTATAGTAACTGATGCTTGTGAGGTAACAGGTCTAAGTAGAACACAACATTACAAGTGGTATAAAGAAGATGAGGAGTATCGTAAAGCAGTAGATAGTATAGATAATAAATTTATTGACTTTGCAGAAAGCCACTTAAAAAAACAG